TTCAAGTTTGAAAGATGAAATACGATCAATCTATTCCTGAACTTAAGCTTAATGGCAATCAAGCTCGTCTTCATGTTAGCTGTGATGACGTTCATGAACGCTATGAGCGTAAGTTTTCCGCCTTCGGGCTCTTGTTCTTGTTCTCTGTATCCACTATCCTTCTCGGTGCTATGAGTTATTATATGTATTTATTTTATGAAAATCTCAGAACCGTTTGTAACACTTTAATGGGATTACCTTTAATTGGTGGATACTTTGATCATGACTTGTTTCATTACCTACCCTATCTCCCTTGGGTAATTTTAGGAATGTTCTTCTTGGCATATTGCTTCTTTATTTGGGCGATATTTAAAAAGGAGTACGCTGGCTTTGATCCTTTGTGGGCTTTTTCGTTAAGAGCCGATCTTTTGCCTTTCAAAAAGCGTAAACCGACGGTACAAATATATAAATGGAAGAATGATGCTGCGTTTCCGAATCACGGTTACCACGAGGCCATTAAAGTGGCTAACCCGAAATTTGATAGGCGCACAGTTGAACATAGGAACTGTAAGCTGTTTGAAGGGGAAATTCACATATATTCTGGTGAAGCCCGCTTTTATGACAAGAAAATGTTGAGGAAAGCACATTTCAATACTAATAAAATCCCAACATGGAAGAAGTCCAGGCCTGTTCTTGTCTGTCCAGCTACAATTAATTATCTGCTCAACAATTTTGGAATGGATGAAGTTGAGCGGATGGCATCAAGTGGAAGAATGTTGTTGAAGAGATTGGGCACCTTCAACATTCCAGCGGATGACTGGAACCGAGTGATGGATAATAGTGTGACAATTGCTTGTGCAATTCGTCGCTCTAGAGATTCAACACTTGGATTAAATCAATTTTTTCGCCAAAGCTCTTAACAAGCACTTATCCACTAGTGCTTGTTGAGGGCTATTGCCCGTGTAACACAACCTTTGATGACTTGCCTGAACTAAGTCCTGATGCCAAGATTGTCATCAAAGATGAAATTCATGTTCATAAGAAAGTTCCTGTTGCTAGATCTCTTGACAGTGTTCTTTGTGCTAAGGGATTGGATTTGGTAGAACCAATCCCAGCACCAAATTGTCCTATTGGATTTAAATTTGGCGCACAAAGAAGAGTAGCTAGGAAATTGCCTAAGACAAACAAGATGAAACTGAAGTTGTTTCGCGACTTTGTCAAATGCTTTATCCGAAGACACTTCGAACCCTTGGGACCGGATACTGACTTTGGTTTCGAGCCTTGGCTTGAAAGAACTCAGTATACGGATGCGAGGAAAGTAGAACTGCGAGAGGTTTATAAGTCTATGGTGAGAGACGGCTCTGACATTAAACTCTCTAAGAGAAACAAATTTGTTAAAGCTTTTATTAAAAGAGAGCATTATAACAAATATAAACCACCTAGGTGGATTATGGCACGTGTTGATGCAGCAAAGGTTGTTTTAGGTCCCATCTTTAAGCAAATAGAAGATGTGGTTTTCAAACATCCTGCGTTCATAAAACATGTTCCTGTTTCTGAACGACCGAATTACATTGCCAGTCGTTTGAACGAAGAGGGTACTGTTGTAATCACCGATTATACCTCCTTTGAATCTCAATTTAAGCCTGCTATCATGGAAATTGTGGAATTCCAGCTCTACAAATTCATGCTCAAGGCTTATCCTAATAAATTTGCTATTATTAAACAAATTTTATCAGGTGAAAATCACATTGGAAACAATTTGATTTCTTTGAAACTCAAAGGAAGAAGAATGTCAGGGGAAATGAACACGTCGTTGGGAAATGGCTTTTCCAATTGGGTTCTTATGGAATTCTTATGTTATATGAAAGGATCGAAAATGAAAGGTGTCTTCGAAGGCGACGACGGCCTTTGTATCATTAATGGTCCTGTTCCAACGGTCGAGGATGCTCGGGAGTGTGGATTTGTTCTCAAAGTTGAAAAAGTCCGAAGTTTATCTGAGGGCTCTTTCTGTGGCTTGATCTTTGATGATGTAGAGAAAATTAATGTTCGTGACCCTGTTCATGTTTTATTGCGATTTGGGTGGACGTTGAGTTCTAGATTGCGAGGTAAACCTGATTTGATGCGGTCTTTATTGAAGGCGAAGTCATACTCACTTCTTTATGAGACCCCAGCTTGTCCGATTATCTCAGCTCTAGCAATGCGTTTACTTGATTTAATGCCAGAAGTCAACCCGTCTTGGCAAGACGACTGGTGGGCACGTGTGTTGCGAGAACGCGATAGTTATGATATTCCATTAAGGTCTCATAAGCCAGGTCCTCGAACTAGGATACTAGTTCAGGAACGCTTTGGAATATCAGTTGCGACTCAAATTGAGGTGGAGAAGTTCTTTGCTACTCTGTCTCTAGGTCAAAAACTTTGTGATCCAAGCATTGATAAAATGCTTCAGGAATATCGCGGAGGAGTTGATCTTAATCACGTGTTTGATTTTTCAAGTAAATTCGTTTATAGAGTTGAGGCTGGGGAGCCCATAAAGTATATCGGTTGAAAGATAGCCGAGGTGTTGATACTTCTTGAGATACACCTTGATACTAATTTCAACAACGGGCGTGAAGCTGTGTGCATGCTGCCCGTTTCCTACCTCTTAGTGAGACCACTATATTTATTGCCAGAGGATTGCGGCTAGATGTTTTTCATCGTAACCGACAGTTTATTAGCATTAAATACTACCATGGCGTAAAGCATAATGAAATTCATAAGGTGTTTGAATTTCACTTGCTAGTATTTGGTGTGCACTGGATTTCGATGGCTTGAATATAGCGTTAGTAAATCATTAAGAGAGCTAAGGGGAAGAGAGTACTTGAGACAATCCCGGGATAAGTC